GATCACAGCCCAAAAAAACGCTATTTTGGCACACTTTATTTTCTTAACAAAATATGAACCTGAACCAAAAAGAACTAAACAAATGAAACTTGTTACACAAGCAGAACTAGCCAGGCAGTTGGGTTGCAACCGTTCGTTTATTAACCAACTTGCCAAGGCCAAAGATTACCGGTTGATTTGGAAAGGCAAAAAGATTGATTTGGAAAAAACGTTGCAGGCCTTTTCAGATTCCAACTATGGCAACAAAGCGAAATCGAAAACCAAAGCAAAAACCGGCGGCAACAAATATGCTGATGATGCCAAGCCAGATGATGACATATTGACTGAAGAACAGATAAAGGAAATCGAACAATCTGGCGAAATACCGGGCCAGGCTGTCAGCAAGAAATTGTTGGAACATTACAAAGCCAAGAATGAAAAGCTGAAATTTGAAACCAATGAAGGCATGAAAATAAATGTTGATGAAGCCATTGGAATCATCTTTGAAAAGTTCAGACAGTTAAGAGATAGAATCAAAAATGTCAGTGATGAAACCAACTTGAAACTGGTTGGCAAAGATCAATTTGAAATCAAAAACATCATTGATGAATCGATCAACAAAGCGCTTTCCGATGTGGCGAATGTTGACACCGATGATGAACAGCTTAAAAAAAAAATCAAAGAAATATTGGTTTTCAGTTAAGCCTGGCGCTGGCGCCCGATCCGTTACTTACTTTTTATGAATGGGGTGAAAAGTATTATCTGTTGCCGCCTGGATCGGCTTCAAAGGGTTTGATTAACATGGATTTGACGCCACAAAATAAAGAAATCCTGGAAGTTCTTTCGCCTCAATCTGACGCCGATACAATAGTTTATGTCAAAGGAACTCAGATTGCAGGAACAACAATCACTGACGTTGCCTGTCAAGCCATCATTGATTTATACCCGGCGGCTTATTGGATGGTTTTTGCCAACAATGAGCTGGCAAGAAATCATGTAATCATGCGGGTTGAACGCGCATTTGAACAGAACAACCGATTAAAGGGCAAAGTTAAAAGTTCATATGATAGAAAGTCAGGCACCAACCGGCATTTGAAAATGTTTCCTGGCGGCTATGGCAGGTATTCAGGCGGCAGAACCGGCACAGCCTGGCGCCATGATTCATACATGTATGTGTTTATCGATGACATTGACGGTTTCTTGAGAGACATTGGCGGCACAAATGAAAAAATTGGTGAGGGTTCCCCGGTTGAACTTGGCCGGTCAAGACTTGATGCACAGCAAGGCAGGGGCAAGCTTTATGTTTCCGGAACTCCAACTGATCTTGAAACGTCAATAGTTTGGGCTGAATACCTGAAAACAGATCAAAGAAAAAGATTTATAACATGTCCGAAATGCGGCTTTGAACAATTGCTTGATTGGTTTCACATAAAGTTTGAACGAAATGAAGATTATGAACTGATGACAGAGCCCGAATTTGAATGTGAAAAATGCAAGGCCAGGTTTCCGGAAACACTGAAACCCGTTCTGTTGCTTTCTGCCAAATGGAAACCAACAAAAGAGATCAGGGACAAAAAGAAAATCGGGTTTTGGTGCCCTTCACAGTATTCAATGCTTGGTTTATCCTGGCGGCAGATGGCGCAAGAATGGCTTGAAGCCGTCGAACGTCAGCGCATGGGTGACATTAAAAAGATGGTCAGGTTTTACAATCACCGCCTGGCGTTGCCCTTTGAGCGTGAATACAAAAAGAAAATCAGTATTGAAGAAACACAAGATTCAAAACTTGACATTGATTTGGTGCCCGGTGAAGCCGTAATTTTAACAGCGGGCATTGACATTCAAAGTGATCGGTTTGAAATGACGGTTGTTGGATATGCTGAAAATGATCACCGATATTTTGTTGAACACAAAAAGATTTATGGCAATCCTTGGTTGTCATATGGGCAAGACGGTTCGCCTTGGGAAGATTTAGAACAGGCAATTCTTGAAAAGTATTTCAACGAATTTGAAACCATGCAACCGATTCTGAAAGCCGCGCTTGACATGGGATATTGCCAGGAAAAGGCCAGCTTGTTTTTGCGTGAAATGCACAAGAAAGGGGTGCCGGTTGTCGGAACATTTGGCGGAACGAACAGGACAAAGAACAAAGATTTCATTGGCAAGCCTGTTATAAATAAAAACGGGGTTGAACAATTTGAAATCAATGTCAGCGCGGGCAAGGAATTGACATACAATCAATTGAAAAGGCCCGGTGATCAAATCATTTTGCATTTCTTGAATCATCATTCATTTGATAAGGATTTTTTTCGCGGGTTGTTGGCAGAAACGCCAGATGGGAAAGGCGGTTGGTCAGCAAAGCCAGGTGTCAGGAATGAACCGACTGACACAACAAACTATTCGCTGGCGGCTTTTGAGATATTCCGGAACGGCGCAAAAATTGATTGGGAAAGTTTCAAGCGCTGGAATCAGAACGGTTGCAAGTTGAATAGTAAAAAAGAAAGCGTTATAATTTCAGCCGGTGAAACGGTTTAACAAACAAACATTCAAACAGGGGTTAATCATGAATTTTATTGCAGAAAAAGCAATGGTTAAGGGAACACTGGTGGCTTTTGATGAGGAAAATCGCAAGCTTGTTGTGCTGACTGATCAGAAATCAATACTGTTTCACATTGAAAAATCACATTTGGTTGCAAACATTGATTCTGATTTGGATGAAGGCGCCGTTTATATCTTCGATTCTGAATCAAGGCGTGATCAAATCATCGATCAAAAACGCGAATATGTGCGATCACTTAATAAAGTCATGCGTGAAATGCCCGCAGGCGAAGCAAAGAAAGAAGTTATTGAAAGAAGAAACCGGGTGGCGGTTGATATTTACAATCATAAGAGGGATATTTCGCACACCGAAAAATTAAATGGTTGACATATCGCACAACCTGCAATTAAGTTAAAACCTCAAGTATAAAAACGCCGATAGAAAAGCCAGTGGTGCAATTTTATTTTGGGGTTGTCATGTCAAAGAAGAAAGCCGCAACAAAATCGAAACCGATCAAACCCGTTGAACCTGTCAAGATTTTATCAGATAAAGAAAAGGTGATTGCCGCGTATAAAAGCGCGGTTTGCAAACCACTGAAAGGCGGGTTCATTATCTGCAGATCAAAACCGAAAAGGCCAAACGATTATTCAAACCAAATCGGCGCGGGAATATCTTCATCAACTGAAGATGCCTGGAAGAAAGCCGCAAACTTGGTTTAAGTTATGGCTGGAATAACATTGGTACAAGCGCAAACCGCGCTTGCTAATTGGCTTGCCGCCGATGTTGCCGTTTCGTCAGGGCAAAGCTATTCAATCGGTATTCGATCCTTCACCCGCGCCAACGCCAAAGAAATCCGCGAAAATATTGATTATTGGGATAATAAATGCCAGGAATTGTCAGGCGATAATTCAGGCATGATATTTTCACAAATAGCCCCAAAGGATGATGCCTAAAAAAAATCTGCTCGATAGGGCAATCAATTTCTTTTCACCGAAATGGGCAAATAGCCGCGAATATATGCGAACGGTTGGCGGTTATGAAGGCGGTTCAACAACCAGTTCAATCTTTCAAGAATTCCTGACAACAACAACTGATGCCGACAGTTCAGTTGGTTGGGATGCCGACCGAATCATTGCCCGATCACGCGACAATATTAGAAACGTTCCTGTTGCGTCAGCCATTGTCAACAGAACTTGCGATCATTCAATAGGTGATCGCGGTTTAAGATGTCACCCGCAAATTGACGCCGCTGTTTTGGGCATGTCCGATGAACAAAAAACCGCCTGGCAGGAAAAAACAAACGGTGAATGGTTGCGCTTCACGGAATCAGAAGAAAGCGATTTTCAGCGAACAATCACATTTCCGGAAAAAACTTATTTGACCCTGAAATCAGAGCTTGAAGGCGGCGATTGTTTCACGCTTTTCATCAATAAGAAAAGGCCGGGTTCAGATTTCAACTTGAAACTGCAAACCGTTGAAGGCGAATATTGTTCAAACCCTGATAGAAGGACAAACACAAACCAACTTTATCGCGGTGTTCAAAAAGATTCTGAAGGCGTGCCGGTGGCGTATCATTTTTCTAAATATCATCCAGGCGATAAGCTTTCAAAAACGGCTTCAAACGTTTGGGCACAACGCCAGATATTTTCAAGGAACGGTGACAGGTTAGTTTTGCACCATTACGACAAAGGCAGGCCAGGACAAACGCGGGGTGTTCCGGTATTGGGGCCGGTGACAGGAAAGCTTTTGCAATTGGGGCGCTTATCGAAAGCCGAATTAATGGCGTCAGTCATTAATTCATATTACGCGATTGTTGTTCAAGGCAAGCCCGCCGACACGCAACCGGTTTTAAAAAATCCAGAAGAAAGCGAAACGCTTGGCGATGATGACAAATTCAAACTTGGAACCGGCACAATTGCAAGGGTGAAACCCGGCACCGATTTCAAATCATTTGATCCAAGCAGGCCGAACACAAATTACAAGCCTTTCTTTGAAGCAATGGTTGCAGAAATAGGGGCGGCGATTGGTGTTCCCCGTTCATTAATCCTGATGAGCTTTGATAAAAGCTATTCAGCAAGCCGGGGTGAAGTCTTACTTGCTTGGGTTTTCTTTCTGGCTAAACGAACTCACATCGCTGTCAACTTATGTCAGCCAACATATGAACGTTGGCTTGATGAAGCCGTTGCAACCGGAAAGATTGCGGCGCCAGGATATTTCAATAGTTTGATTATCCGGAAAGCATACAGGGGTTCAGCTTATGAGCAATGGACGGGGCCGACACGCCCGGCTTTCAATGAACTTCAAGAGGCAAAAGCGAATGAGGCCAATCATAAAATGGGTGTCAAATCGCTGACAGAAATCACCAGCGCACTAACGGGCCGCGAATGGAAAAAGGTTAATGATCAAATCAACCAAGAAAATAAAATAAAATCACCAGATGTTGAACAAACCGTTGAACTAGAACTTAAAAGGCAGGCCGAATTAAGGGGCGAATAATGAAACTTTTGGAAATAATCAATCAGCCTTGGGGAATCACGCCCGCAAGACATGACCAAATAATCAGGAAATATGAAAACTTGATTACAGGTGAAAAGGTTGATTTTGGCGCAATAATGAGATCAGCCGAAGGCCTGAAGAAAGCGCAAAACGTTATCAACGGCAATGCGGTTGTTGCAGTCAAGGGAACGCTAAACAAAGAATCAAGCTTTTTCAGTTTCTTTTTCGATTCCGGTTCAATGGTCGAAATAAAAAATGAAATTCAAAAAGCGCTTGATGATAGCCAGGTGAAAAGAATCATTCTTGACATCGATTCACCCGGCGGCACAGTAGATGGCGCCTTTGAACTCGCTGATTTCATCAATGAAGCCCGGCAACAGAAACCAATCATTGCCTTCAGTGATGGCATGATAGCGTCAGCGGCTTATCTGATAGCGGCGTCAACAGATGAAATTCATATAACGGGCAAAACAAATCAAGTTGGATCGATTGGAGTTATTGCAAGACACGTTGATTTTTCCGGCATGGATTCAAAGGATGGGATCACAGTCACCGAAATTGTAACCGGTGAATTCAAAAACGTGTTTTCAAGAGACAAACCTTTATCTGAACTTGGCAAGCAAACCATGCAAGAACAGGTGAATTATGTTTTTTCATTATTTGTTGCTGACATAGCAGAAAGACGCCCGGCACTGAGCGCTGAATCAATTGTTGCTCAAGAGGCCCGCGTTTTTATCGGTCAGCAATCCATTGAGGCCGGTTTAGTCGATAGTGTATCGACCTTAGACCAACTCACACAAACTGGCAGTGCGCCAAAAATCCTTAATTCAAAGGAAACCATGAACCAAAAATTAACCTTGGAACAGCTGAAAACTGAAAACCCTGAACTGTATGAGCAGATAAAAGCAGACGCCGAAAAAAACGGTTCTGTTTCTGCAACGACAGGCGAACGCAAGCGGATAAAAGAAATTCGTTCAATGGCGTTTCCAGGCCAGGAAGAAATTGTTGAGCGCATGATTGATGAAGGCAAATCAGCAAGTGATGCCGCCATTATCTTCAATGCCGCACAACGCGAAGTTCTGAATGCCGCCGCTGAAGTGATTAATGCAGACGCACCAGAACCGGTGATTATTGAACCCGCACCTGAACCCGATGCTGAAGAAACGAAAAAAGATTGGGATATGTTGCTTGCAGATCATATGAAAGCGACAGGTGCAACCAGGCGTGAAGCAATTAAACATTGCGCCGCGAATCACGAGGCTGAACATCAGGCATGGTTGGATAAAATCAACAAGTAGTTTTCAGTTGAACCCT